TTACCGTTTACTCTTGTGTAGTTATTACCCAAGAAAGCAGGATTGTAGTAACCCATCTCATCTTCAACTACAAGCTCAGCGTAGTCTGTGTATGTTACATCGTAAGCCTTAGCTTCGATTGCATCTGTAAGCTTTGCAAAAGCTTCCTTAATCTCATCCAAATCGTATGAGCCTTCATCGAACTTTCCAGCAAGACCAACAACTACGATTCTTTCAGCTGACTTAGGAGCACCAGAGAACTGGTCATTAAAGTCGAAATCACCGAACATTGTGTCTGCATTCTCGAATACGTATCTTACACCAGTCTTAGCAATAAGGTTCTGGTTCTTAGCAAACAACATAGCAACCTGCTGTGGGTAAGTGAACTCGTGAGTTCCTACACCAGGATATCTGCTTACATCAGCAGTTGTAGCATTTGCATTGTAAACACCAGTTGCAAGGTCTTCAGTAAACTCAAGAGTAATCTCAGTACTGATTGTACCCTTAGCTGAAGTATAACCGTTTTCATACTTAACCTGAGAAAGAACAACGGCTGTATTTGCGAGCTGTTTGAAGTTCTCTTCAATTACATCGTTTCCAACTGGAATACCAGTATCCTTATCTCTCTTAAATACGAATGTTGGAATACCTACACCAAAAGGACCATATACCTTAACATCAGCAGTGATGATTGCAGAAAGGTCTGTATTTGCATCAACTACAAGAGTAGAAGTTACAGGGTTCTCAGGGTCAGTACTATCAACCTTAGTAAGCTCAACACCTACAAACTCATCTTCATTTCCATAAATTACAGAACTTGAAGTAATTTCAGCAAGAGGAGCTTTTCCTTCAAGAGCAGCTTTAACAATTGCTTCGGCATTATCACCAAGAATTGTAGATACGTCTTCTCTCTCACCAACGTGAGCAGCACTTACAACGTCATTTGCTTCATTGTAATAAGCAACAAGTTTAGCTGTAACAACTTCAGAATCATCACAATCGTAGTTTGTTCCTTCAATGAGGTCAGCATCAGTAAATACATATGCCTCAAAGCCGTCCTCGTCGCCTACGCCTTCTTCATTTACTGGGTAAACTGTACGAAGCTCAAGAGCGCCTTTTAAAACAGAAGCGGCTGTAATAGTTCTCTGAGACTCGAATGTCTCTTCTTTCTTTTCAATACGGTAGAAAGTTACGTCAGCGACTTCCTTAATACCATACTTCTCAAAAAGGTTCTGAGTATTAGCCATTCTTTAACCTCCTTAATCGTCGGGATTTTCACCCCAATATTTTGTTTTCAGCTTTTTGCTATCCGCACCAGCACAAATCATTTGAAGGTCTTGCTGCCATTTCTCACGCATTTGATGTCTGCGGACCAAGCTATAAAAAGCATATAGAGATTCATTTCTATCAATTCCAAAAGTGCTCGCTATTTCCATAAGCTCGACTAAAGTTTGCCCTTCACCTTTTTTCTAAGCCTATTTCTTTTTAACGGCAGCAACTTTTTCTCTCAATAAGCGCATTTTGCGCTATCCGGGTGTCTCATCTGCTGGCGGCGGCTCTGGAACTTCTCGACGATTCTGTATTCTCAATATATCTTGAAAATCACTAAAATTATCAAGAGTTATGAGGCGCTTCTCCTTACTTGCAGAAGGACCACCAACTAACACTGAATTGATTTTCGGAAGTAATAATACTTCCTCCTTTATAAATGTAGAAAAGGTATTCTTCAGTTCTAACAAAAACATATCATCATATGCCGCGCTTTGTAATAAGTATTCCAAAGGATGAATTGTTTCTGTCAGTTCTGTACCTGTTTTTTCTTTAATTATAGTCGCAATATCGTCAGCGGTCAATAGAAGTAAACCGAGACGCTTATTGTAAGTTGTTGTGCCCATTTCAACAATTTCTTTAATTGAGTAAGGATAGACTTTACAAATGTACTATTTATCATAAAAAGAGGAAGGAACTTTGCAGAAAGCCTGTTCCTTGACCTCTTCAATCTAATTAGCTGAAAGCATTAATAGCGAACCTCATACTATAGCATCCCATCTCTTCAGTCAATGAAGCGACAGAAAAACCAAGATATTTGATTTCTCCTAAACCGTTTATACGTCTGTCCTGTATAGTCTATCTTATCTAACTCATTATTGCGAAGGGGCGCAAATTATCTCCCGTAATTAGCCACTCATCAAAGGGGCAATATACATTTATAACCAAAGACAAGTTTTCGTTGTCTGAATTTAAACCATTAATGGAGCCTTCATCGAAGAAAATGACGAGCTTTGATTCAGTATTCTGACTACCATCTTTAATCTCTTTCAGAGTCAAAAGCGGCACAAAACGAATATTCTTATTCATTAGCTTTAAACCGTCAATTTCATTAGGATATACGGCAGGATTCAATGGGTCTCTTCCTGTATTAACAAGCAACTTTAAAAGAGTCTGGTCTTTCATAAGTTTCTTGCCAATCTTTATTAAATTCTTACCAATTTCTTGTCCGTATTTAACAGTAGATTCCATTAAATCACACTCCATTCAAGAAGAAGTTATCATCTTCACCGACAAGGATATTTTCAGATGAAAGTGGCTCATTCTCTTTAACCATTCTCTCGCTGATATAAAGATATGCCACATTCGGAACAGCATAATTATTCTTACCAACAATCTACCAACCTCTATTCATATAATTAAAATATGAACCTTTCTGAAGCTCTGGATTATCCTAAGTAATAATAATGTTAGTTGAGAATGGCTCATTATAACCAAGCTCATGCACATTCTTAACAGTAGTATCCTACATCAAAGACTGTGCGTTATTAACATACTTAGCTGGAGCTGAATAACGTGTTGTGCCATATTCATCAATCAAATTAATTTCGGTGTCAAGGCATATAATCTTGTAAGACTAATGTCCTTTAGTAAGATTATCTTCTTTATAAATTATTATCCAAATCTTATCCCATTCCTTATCTTTAATCTTCTATTTTATATATAAAATGTCCCCAGTTTTTAGTGGCGCGGCAGAAGTGGACATTAAAAGATTACTTATCAAGTTACTTTCATTCCATTTATTAGGCTATAAAGACGCCTATACGTCAACAGGTTCATCATTAACTTGATAGAGCGTAACCAAATATTCGGTCTATTTCAGGAATAATCTGTCAAACTCTACTTCCTTTCGAGTTTTAATTCTGTCCTGACGTGTGAAGCCGCCGTGATTAATACTTTTCAAATACACATCTGTAAAGTAACTCATTGAACATCAATCCTATCAAATAAGTTCATGCACTCAAAGAGTGTCTTTCGATAATACTCGAAAGATAAATAACGGCAAGCGGATAATTTATAATAAAGAGTGTAATAATCAATTGTCTTATTACAATCTTCATATCCCATTAACTCAATAAGAATACTATCTAAGAACTTTTTCCATTCCCCATTTTTCTCTCTTTCGCGAAGAAGCCCATAGAGTTTCTTTTTCATCTTATCTCTATAGGCTTCTCTTACATCATCTATATTAGCCACGTCTACTTCTCCTATTACGTCCTCCACCAGCAAGGCGACTATACTTAAATGGTGCCTTAGAAGGAGCACGGTAGTAAATAGCTTCAAGGTCTTTAGCCTCGTCTTCAGCTTGAGCCTTTAGCTTAATAAACTAATTGAGCAAATGGGCTTGGGAAAATTCATGTTCATCATATTGAGTTTTTATATTCTCCCAAGTGTCGATGCTACGTTTTACCCACTGTAACTTCATATATACAGCAAGTATATTAACTTCATCATCTGACATCTTGGGGTCTGCAAATGTTTGAGTTATATCGTCTACTCTTAGACTACAACGAGGAAATTTAAAATATGGAATAGCCTAATTTAAAATAGCGTGCCAGTCGGCAGTCATCCACTTCAAGTCCTCTTCTGTAACGTTGCAGTCAGACCATTCATCGTCTGATATACGACTGAGGAAGTTATCGTAGACTTCCTGTAATGTTACCATTTACATCACCTTTTAAATTAGATTCTTCTTCCCTCAGCTGCGGCTTTCTTCTCTGCAGCGTCTTCTGCAGCGATTTCTTCCTGTGTTCTTATAGCCTTGAGAATATCACGGCCAGTAACTTCCTTTAAGATTGCACACTTATCAACATTGACAATTTTATTTGAAATTGCAAAATCAATAAGATTATCTATCTGAGCATCAGGCAACTTGGCAAGTTCTTTTTTGAAAACAGCTATTGGCTTATTGTTCAAAAGCTCTCTCATCTGAGTCTCACTAAGTGCGATGATATTTGTAGGTTCTGTTGCTTCCATAGGCTCAAGACCGAGGTCCTGCTTATCCTTCATATTGTCGATATAAAGCATACCCTGTCTAAACATATTTGCAACGCCATCATTGTAAAGCAATATCTGAAGCTGGTCAAAAGGAATGGGCAATGACTGTCCTCTCTTCTGCCAACGGCGTTTGATACCTACAGAAAGGTCTGTAATACCTACCTGTGAATCTACCATATTAGTTACTTTTACCATTCTTTCCATTATTAATTCCTCCTTTAAACTCAAAAACGGCGAGTGAGCCGAACTCACTCACCGTTCTCATGGTATTTTACCTAATTTTATTTTTTAGACTAAATTAGTCCTGTGGTGGCCAAACTGTTCCATTATAAGTACCTGCAGCGAGGTCAAGCTCGTACTTAGTAGGATACTTCTCAGGGTCAGCAAGGTTAAGGTTAACGTATACGCACCAGTTGTAGTTAGTAAGGATTGCAACACCGACTCTCTGGTAAACTTCAATCTCGAAGCTACGGTCTCTGTGCTGCCAATCGTCAAGCTGAGTGTTACCTTCGAATACAACCTTTACAGGCTTTGTATCTCCAACAGGGAAGATGTAAGCTGTTGATGGGTTAGCGATTGTAACTTCATTAGTTTCATCAGTATAAGACTGAGGAATTTCAACGATTGGGTTACCACGGAATGTACGGATTCTGCCGTAAGCGGCAATTTCCTCAATATTACGTGGGTTATATACAGGAGTTGCGTATCCGCCGTAACCAGTACCAACGTTCTGAAGGGCATTACCATATACAGGCATACCGATTGCATCAGGGCCCATTTCAGCAACGAACTCAGGTGTAGCATAAATTACAACAGAACCGCTTGCGCTGTAAGCTGAAGCTACTGCACAAAGTGAAGCCATTGCGTCTGCATCGAAACCAGCACCGATGTACTTGTTCTTAGCAGGTCTATTGTCAGCATTAACTGCTGCAAGAAGAGCTCTCTGGATTTCGCCGTAAACAGCTTCCTGGAGGCCTTCAAGAAGAAGATTAGTAGACTCTGCGATGTCCTCGTCGCCACAAAGATATCTCTCGAAGTCAATGTAAGCAGCGCCACCGATTGCACGTCCACCAAGCTCGAATGTGTTCTTATCAAGTCTGAAGCTCTCATAAACACCAGAAAGAGCAACTGCTGTAATGAACTGCTTAGCACGTCTACGGCCAGTGTTGATTACGAATACAGCCTTCTGGTTGAGTGGAACAGTCTTAACTTCTGCGAAAGAACCGATGAACTGTTCAACCTGCTTAGGAAGAATCTCAGTGTATGCTTCCTGCATAATCTCGAAAAGGTCGAGCTTATTTCTTCTGTATGAATTATAGTCGTTTGCTAACTTGTGAATCTCTTCACTAAGAGTAGCCTTAACGTCCTTATTACTAAACTTAGTAGGGTCTGGACTTGTTCCATAGAAAGAGTGAACAACCAAATCCTTTATTGCTTTGATATCAGCCATTCTTTATCCCTCCTTCTAATTATGATAATGTAGGCTTATTTACAAACTTAAGCTTAAAGCTAAGTGTTGTATCAGCGTTGTTGTATGCTTCTGTAACGATTGCGTAAACGCCACCGATTGCCTTTGCGATAAGAGCAGTATCAGTTGTGAAAACAAGCTTACCTCTATTAACAATAGGAGCATTTGCATCTGCATTTGCAGTATAATCTGCTGTATCAAGAAGAATTGCATAAATAGGAGCAATATCAGGTCTTACATCATTGTCATCATCAACAGCGTCTTCAGCTTTTCTGATAGCTGCAATATAAGCCTTAACTGCATCATACATAACCTTAGAATCCTTAATACTTCCGCCATCAGCAATATAAGGAGCCTGCATAAAGTCAGACTGGTCATCCCAAACGATTGAGTTTGTGCAAATTCTCATACCAGGCTCGGTGAAACCGATTCTTGGGAGATATTCGCCAGCAACCATACAGAAGTTTCTACGACCAGGAGTAAACTGGTTATAAATCTTCTCAGTTGAGTAGTTAATACCAGCAACATAGCCGAAGTCAGCTAACTTCTTTGAAGGAATGCAAGCAAGCTTTCTTTCTTTATCGCACATTAAAAATGCGCCGTTCTCAGCAACAATCTTTCCCTGAGCAGCCTCAGCAGGAAGAACTGGGAAGTGAGAAGCAAACTGTGCAGGATTGAGTTCACACTGTGCTTCAACCATACCTGCGCGGTTGAACCAAACCTGTGATGGCTCAATCTGACCGTAACCTTTACAATCAAATTCATGAAGTGCCATTACTTATTACCTCCATTCAATCTTTTATTTAATAGTGCGAGAGCACCGGTCTCTACGACCTTGCCACTTGCATTATCTCCCTTGTAGAACTTATCTGGCTCGTTCTTTCTATTTGAGAAGATTGATGGGTCATTCTCAACAGCTGCTGTGCATACATCCTTCTTGAACTCGTCTACAGAGAGGTCATTCATAGAGTTCTTAAAGTTTGTGATAGCGTCATCGCTGAGATATTCCTCATACTTAGCAAGAATAGCGTTCTTCTGGTCAGTTTCAACATTCT